GGCTACAGCGGCGCGGCCACGGCCAGCGGCTACAGCGGCGCGGCCACGGCCAGCGGCTACAGCGGCGCGGCCACGGCCAGCGGCGACAGCGGCGCGGCCACGGCCAGCGGCTACAGCGGCGCGGCCACGGCCAGCGGCGACAGCGGCGCGGCCACGGCCAGCGGCAACAGCGGCGCGGCCACGGCCAGCGGCAACAGCGGCGCGGCCACGGCCAGCGGCAAGAACTCTACCGCTATGGCCTCTGGCTTATACGGGAAAGCCAAGGGTATCGAAGGCGCGGCGCTATTCCTCGTGAGCCGAAGCGAAAAGACTGAAGACTACGCCCGGATTCTATTTGCCCGCGCACTGATCGTCGGTCAAGACGGGATCAAGCCGGATCAGTTCTACATGCTGGACGCCAAGGGCGAGCCAGTCGAGGTGGAATGACATGAGCGAAACTAAACACTGCCGCTTGGTTGCGGCGCTTATTGGAGGTTGATGTGAGTGAACACAAAGTGCCTGAACTTGAGGCATGCGGCTGGTACGTGCGCACGAAGCGCACCGCCGAAGACGGCGCCGGATGGCTGATCGCAGACTGCTCAAGAACGCCGCACGGTGCCAAGTACGCGCGGCAGTTCGCGGCGAGCGGTGACATGCTCACCGCTCTACAAGAAGTACTCGCAACGCCCGGCTTGCAATCGGGCTTGCAAGCGATGTGTGCGGCGGCAATAGCTCGCGCAACGGGCCGGGATGTGGCTGATGTGATTAAGGGGGTGTGACATGCGCCACACAGACTCGGGCGTCGTTGTGACGCTCTCGCGAGAAGGATTACGCCGAGCCGCCAACGACAACGCCCTCAAGCGCAAGACTGAGGCATCGGTAATCGGTGAGATTGCTGCCTACTGTGCTGCGCAGGCTGGTGTTGTTCTTATGACAGCGTGGATTGTTGATGTGCTTGCAAGGGGGTTGACGTGAGCGAGAGGGCACTCAAGGCATGCGCGGACTATGCGCGCCTATCAGGCGTAATCAAGGCCCTGACGAGAACCATCGGAGAAAGCATTGGTCGTTGCAACGGCGTAGATGGCGACCTCAATACGACGCATCTGAAAGAAGCCTACAAACCAGACATGCAGGGTTTTCCGCCCGAGGCTGTCTACATGGAACCGGAGGACATACCTGACTACCTTTCGACTTGTTCGCATTGCCTCGCCGCGCACGAAGCGATTCAAATGCGCAAGACGGCTCGCAAGTCGCTGGCCGCGGTGAAGCGGCATATCACGATGCTCGGTCGTGCAGAGAATGTTCGGCGCGCTAAATGAGCTTGGATTGTCAACATGCTTGCGAAGGTGATGATGTGAACCAAACAATCGAAATGACGATGGCGGATGTTGGCGAAGTCGAAGAAGTGAAGTCGGCACCCCTCGCGCATCGGCCGGCGCAGCCTGTCGCGCTCGCTCAGGCGTCGGCGACGCCGGCCGATCTGCTGCGCATCGCTATCGACAAGGGTGCGGATCTGGAAAAGCTCGAAAAGCTGATGGACTTGCAAGAGCGCTGGGAAGCGAAGGAGGCGAAGCGCGCATTCGACGCGGCATTCGCGGCGTTTAAGGCCGAGGCAGTCGTGATTCTGAGGGGGCGCGAGGTCAAGGATGGTCCGCTCAAGGGCAAGAGCTATGCCGAGCTTCATCACGTGGTGAATGCCGTTACGCCGGCTCTCTCCAAGCATGGATTGTCATCATCCTGGAAGCTCACTAAGGATGATCGCGACTGGATGGAGGTGACCTGTTATCTACGCCACGTCAACGGCCACGAGGAAAGCGTATCGATGGGCGGCCCGCCCGACACTGGCGGCGCGAAGAATACCATCCAGGCGCGAGCGAGCACTAAGACGTACCTTGAAAGGTATACCCTCAAGGCGATCACCGGCCTTTCCGAGCAGGAAGACGATGACGACGGGCGCGGCGGTCAAGGCGCACAAAGGAATGGCGATGTGCAAGCATTGGTCGACAAGTGGAGGAAATCGGTCGCGGGTGCCAAGACTGAGCAAGATGTGCGGAGTCTGTGGGCGCAGGCCGCGCCGGAGCTTCGCGCGACAAAGGACACTCCGGCTTTCAACGAGGTAAAGAAGGCTGTCGAAGGCAAGATCGCCGACTTCAAGGCTGCGGAGGAAAAGTGAGACTTCACCACTGCGAACAGGGCTCGGATTCTTGGAAAGCGGCCAGAAGTGGCGTAATCACCGCCAGCATGTTCTCGACGGTGCGCAAGAAGGTCGGTTGTCTTAATGAGCAACAGGCGAAGTATGTGTCGCTGAGACTCGTCGGCAAACCTGAGACGACGGCGGCAGACGAAGCCGGGTACAAGGCCATTCCGAAGTCCGACATCATCACGCGCGCCCTTAGGGGAGAGAAGATCGGCGATTGGTCTGATGCCGCGAAGGACTACGCCTTTCGGCTGGCAATCGAGCGTATCAGCGGGCAACCGCTCGACGAGGGTTTCGAGACGTGGAGCATGCGCCGCGGTCACGAACTGGAACCCGAGGCCCGCATGGAGCACGAAGCGCAAACCGGGTTGCTCGTCGAGCGCGTCGGCTTCGTGACAACCGACGACGGCGTATTCGGAGCGAGCGCTGACGGCTTGCTCGACCCGGATGGCGGTAGCGAGTACAAGTGCTTCGTTGATCCAGGCAAGCTGCGCCCTATCCTTCTCGACGGAGACGTTACCGACGTGATGGAGCAGGCTCAGGGATGCATGTGGCTGTGCGGGCGCAATTGGTGGCACGTCGGCCTATACTGCCCCGCGCTGGCTTCTGCCGGCCGCCAATTCACGCTGGTCGAGGTCAAGCGCGACGACGCCTTTATTGAAGCGATGGAGCGAGATTTGATTGAATTCGCTGCGTTCGTGGATCAGTACGAGGCAGCGCTGCGGAGGAATGCAGCGTGAAAACGTTTGTCCTGCGCGAGAAGCAGCATGCTCAAAGCCTCATCGAGTACTTGAGGCAGCACGCAGGCCCGCAAGCTCGCGCAGGAAAGCCGCTGGCCGTCACCGTTGCAGAGCACAAGCAAAAACGCTCGACCGACCAAAATGCTCGCTATTGGGCGTTACTGTCGGAAATCGCCGAACAGGTGGAAGTCGGCGGCAAGTATTTCGACCGAGACGTATGGCACGAGTGGATGAAGGATCGATTCGGGACGAAAGTCGAAGGACCTACCGGGCTTCTACCCGCCAGCACATCGCAAATGAACACCGAGCAATTCGCGAAGTACATGACGCAGGTTGAAGTGTTCGCTGTCCAGGAATTGGGTATCGAGTTCGCGTACGTCTAGCCCGACTTCACCTTGCCCAGCCTAATGCGCTCCCTGACCCATGCCGCACCGCCAAGCGCCTTGCACTTGGCCCATTCGGCATTGGTCATGCGGACAGGTCGAGCTTTCATGACCTCGCCGTCCGGGTTCAATGTCTTGCGGCCCTGTCCGCGCTCGCTGGGTGGTTTCGTGTTCATGGCTCAATTCTACTTCATCGGCGCAGATACGCAAATGCTTGATTTCGTAGATACGGTGTAGTACGATGAAGCTATAGACAACGCAAACACGAAGGAAATGAAAATGCAACGCTACATCGCCACGACAAGCAAGGGTCAACTATTTACTGTTCTTGCGCGCGGCATTGATGACGCCGCTTGGGTCGCCGCGAAATCGTTGAACGATGGAGAAAGCATCGTCCGCGTTCAACTCGCCTAACACCACGCCGGGCACCGTACCGGCTCACTTGATGGGGATGACGATGATCGACGGATTCGAACTCGGCTTCCTCTTCGGCCTTTTCATCTGCCACCCTACCTTCTTCATTGGGGTGGGGCTGAATTTTAACAAACGGAGTACACATGAATCTCGAAGACCTCACGATTAAGCAAGCTCGCGAACTGGCTGCGATGTTCGGCAGCAATCAGGCCGCGCGTACAAATATTGCATCGCCGTTGGTCGGGAAATATTGCATCGCGCGCTGCTATGCGGCCGGTGTCCACGCGGGCGAAGTAGTCGCAGTCGATGGTGAAAATGTCATCCTCAAGGAGTCGCGGCGCCTGTGGGGATGGAAAGCGGCGGATGGCATTGCGCTGTCTGGTGTCGCGCAATATGGCATCAAAGCCGGATCGAAACTAGATGTGGTGAACCCGTTGATCTACTTGGCTGGGGTGTGCGAGCTAATTCCTGTTGCCGATGGCGTGCGCGAGAAAATCCATGGGTACAAATAAGGCGTTTCGCTCCGGCGACGGCGACGGCTACGGCTCCGGCTACGGCGACGGCTCCGGCGAATAGGGGAATGACATGAGCGTCAACAAAGACGGCGGTCCGGGTGACCTACCTGCGGTCCAAGTCAACTGTCCCGGCGATGCATGGGACAACATGATTCGCGAGATGGGTGTTGAGTGGGCTTGCGAGTGGTTCGGGCATGCACCGGACAGCGATTTCACGAAAGAGACGATTGAAGTGCTGAGAGCGCGAGGGCAATAATGAGCGACAACAAGGAAACGAAGCAAGCGCCGGCCGCCGAGGCGGGGGCGCGCAATCCGCTGCTGAGCATCTTGAAAGATGCTGCGAAATGGCTACATGCGGCCTATGACCGACCACCACAAACGCCGGAAGCGAAGGCAATGCTCGATATAGTGGACTTGTCGATCCAGTTCGCGGATGAAGCATCGTGTGGCGACGCAGAGCAATCCGTCGAGGCGGGGGCGCGGGATGCGACGTACGCTGAGCGAGCCTGGGAAGACCATCTTGACGAGCAGAAACGGATTCCCGGAATGCCAGGCTTGAATTCGCGCCCTTGCTTCTTGGCTGGCTATCGCGCCGCACTCGCCCGCGCATCCGAGGCGGTGGCAGGGGAGCCGGTGGAGTATCAGCAGCGCGAGCGCGAAGTGTCTCAACTGATCGACGAGCGCGATAGCTTTGAGCATATGAGTACGACGCTGGCGAACAAGGTAGCCGAGCTACTGGGCGCCGATGTTGGGGAATGGTCGAATGCGAACAATCCTATATTCCGCGCGATTCATCTGATTGAGGACCGACTCGCCGCCCCGCAACCCGCCAGCGAGCCCGAATCGTCGTGCGACCCGGCCGACATTTGCGCGGGATGCCGGTGCAAGTACAACACCTATGCGCAACCCGCCAGCGAGCAGCAAGCGACACGCGAGTTGAGCGACGATGCGCGTGAATGCTTGATGGACATTGTTAGTCATCACGACAGCATCGTCTCAAGTTTTGCAGCTCAACGACGGGAGGCACAAGCCGTGCGCGATACCAATTCTGCGGCTTATTGGGACCATGAAATAGCCGTGGCACGCCGCATGAAAGCGCAGGCCGAGCGCGTCCTCGCCGCCAAAGGAGACGGTCAATGAAAGTGTGCAAACACTGCGGCGGCATTGGCTGGCTCGGCCGCTATGAGCAATGCCCCTGGTGCGATGGGACCGGCAAAGGCGTGTATCGCTACAAAGGAGACTGTCATGCTGACTGACGCTGAAATGAATGTTGCACTTGAGCACTTTGACATTAGCAGCCCGGAACAAGTCAAAGCTTTTGGGCGCTGGTGCATAGAAGCGTCCAGCGCTGCGCCTGATGAGGGGCGGGAAGATTTGGAATGTGCTCGCTTGGATGCGGTTCGCGGTGAAGTCGCCTATCAGTTGCAAGTCCGCAATCGCTTCATAGACATGGTGACGATGCGGGCTATCGTTGATTCTGCGTTCGATGTTGCAATCGCAAAGAACACGCTTCCAGGTTATCGCGCCACTGCCCCGACGATGAGCGAAGCGGTCGAGCAACGACTCGCAAAGGACTATGCGCGCATCGGCGAGCAATTCATGAACATGTGCATGGACCTTGGATGCCCGGATAACACGAACATGCTCGATTGGGCGCGCGAACGCATCGACCGCGCCGCTGCGAAAGGGGAAAGCGATGAGTGAAGAACGAGAGGCGAAATACGCCGCACATCTAAAGGGCTGGTGGTTCGAAGGCGATCCGAACGTAGAAACGGTCGCGCTATCGTTTTGGAACACTGCGTGGCTTGCAGCAACGAAAGCCGCCCGCCAGTCTGCCGGTGCGACGGGGCAGAAACCCTTCGGCTGGGTCAACCCACGTGATCTTGAGCTGCTCAAGGAATACGGCGCAGTCCAAATGGAGACGCACAGCATACAGGGCGGCAAAAATACCGTTGCTATCTACGCCGCCCCCATTGGCGATAACGGGGCGAAGATGGGCGGTAGCGGAGCGCCAGAATGGGCTTTAAGCGCGACCGTGAAAGAGCAAGCACAGGAAATGGATGATGTTCGCGTGGCCCTTGATCTTCCCGAAGACTGCGATCATTCTGATGTGATCGCTGAAATCGAGAGGTTGAAATCTGCCGCCTCGCAGCCAGCCGAGAGCAAGCGGGTGGAGTTGACGGAGGGCCAAGTTATCGAGGCTATTCAAAAGGCCTGCGGCGAATATCGTCATGGGTGCAGCTATTCGTTCGAGGACGTGTGGAATTGCATTGAAGCAGCCCTGCTCGCCCGCGCTCAGGTCAAGGGGGAATGATGGAACTCAAGAGCGGACACGTTTTTATTGAGGTGATCTCAGGATGCGAAGGCCCCTCTCTAAGCATTGGGGATGGCGAGACGGGATATAGGTTGGCCGGCCCTAAGCCGTGGGGAGGAGGGCGAACAACACATCAATTTCAGGTGCGCATTGACGAGCTACAAGGAGAACTTGACGCCATCCGCGCCCTTAAGACTAAGGAGGGGTAGTCACTCACCATCTGGTATTACCGCATCATCGCCAATGGTCGAGGTCAACGCCCGGTCGCAGTGGCCGGGATTGATCTTGTTGAGAAGGCCGCATAGCACGCATCCCCATCGACGGCCGGCCGCGCGTGCTTTTGCAGATCGCTCCGAAATCGTCTCATTCGGCGAGCCGCCGAGGATCGTATTGGCCGCCTCGTCGAGCAGCAAGATTGAGGAGATAGCGGCCGATCTTGTTCATTGCTGGCCTCCGGGTGGCGTCGATTTGGCGAGAAGGTCGTTGACCTGCGCGGTATCGCTTGTCGATCCGAAGTAGAACGAGAGGACCGCCTTAGCCTCACTGAAAAGGTAGCCAAGCACCGTCCCGACCATCGTAGCCGTAGTGGTATCGGCCATGCTTACTTTGCCAAAAAGAATGGCTGCGGCAGCACCTAAGCTCCCGAGGATGATTGCGGAACCCATGATCGGAGGCATAATCGAGCGCGTTGAGACTTCCATCGTTCGCGCGCTGACGCGATCTTGCACCACCAAGCTGGCAAGCGTCTCGGTATCCTTAAACCCGGCCTGAGCTAAGCCTAGCGCGTAATCCTGATCCTTGGCCCGCATCGCTGCGAGCTGCTCGGGCGTCGCGCCGCTGATCGCTGCGGCGACCGCGCTCTGCCGATCGTCGATCGATGCGTTCTGCTCCGGCGTAAGGCCGAACACGCCTTCCAGGGCGGCAATAGCACCGCCGGCAAGCGGCCCCCCAACGCATGTGGCGATGGTAGGCGCCAACTTCTCTACGACGCTCAGGGCGTCGGTCCATCCGCTCATGACTTTCTCCTATGCGGCGCCGGCCGCGTAATTCTCGCCTTGCTCCATCATGTCGGCGAGCCGTATCGCCCGCGCACCGACCTGCGTCGCCCACTTCGACGCGAGCATTCCTGCCTTGGCATCCGCATATCGGCCCTGGCGTACTGCTGCTAGCGTGTTTCGAAATGTCAGTACTCCATTGATACCCATATTGAAAACGAGATTCGCGAGCACGCGCTGACGCACATTGCACAACTGCGTCCACCACGGCAAGCTTCGGTCGAGGTCGTGATAGACGTTCTGCAAGTCTTGGTCGAGCAGCGCATTAACCTGATCGTCGGTGAGCGGGTACGCCCACCCAGCCGGCAGGGGCGATGCGCGCAGGTTGTGGCCTACGCCGACCGTGGGGATACCCATGGTGTCCTCGTAGGGCACATAGCGCACGCCTTCATCGCGACGCAACTCTTGGACTAGCTGCGCTTCATTGGCCGGGTCCATTGCCTTCTCCTTCAGTGAGAGCTTTCAGAATTCGTGCGTCGCCCTCGTTCAACGCTTGCAGGAGCGCCTTGTGATCCATCAGCATGTCTCGCTGGGCCTCGGCGATAAGCAGGACCCCCTTGAGCGTCTTTTCGATCATCAGGCCGTGCTCTTGCACGTCAGCGGCGATGCGCCGGGTTTCGACGGCAATCGTATGCAAATCTTCCAGGCGGTCGATAATGAAGCGCAGCAGCCGGATCATTTCCGGAAACGCCGCCGTAATCACTGCGCTAGCGACGGACGCCTCAATGGACAGCGTGAGATTCGTTCCACCCCAATCTGCGTCATAACCGAAGCCGAAATGCAGCGTGAACATCGTGGCGATGAAGGTGCATAGGGCGACGACAAATACCTTCGGGCTTCGGAACCGAAGGTACAGACGTTTTAGCAATGGACCCTCACTTTCCATGGTGCAAGCCCATCCAGCCGAGGATCAGTTCGCCCAGGAACATGATCGTCATCGCCCACGTCATGCGCCGATTGAACTTGCCTTCATTCGACGTGGCCTGAGATGCGCGGCTGGCGAGGTCGTCCGCATGCTTCCGCTCCATTTCGAGCAAACGATCGCGGTAGTAGTCCATCCGTTCCGCGGCGATTTCATCTCGCTCCCGAAGGTCGCCGCGCAGGCCAGCGAAATCTTCCCGCGTCGCGACGGAGTTGGTCAGGAACTCGACGGATGTGGCCAGGAATTCGATGATTTCATCGTGCTTGGTCACGCGCTCATTGAGATTCACGATAGCGACTTCTGCCGCCGCCTGACGACTCCTGAGTTCAGTGATTGCCATGTCGTAGTCCATGAATTCCCCGTTTCATTCAAATTCTTAGCGGATTCGACGCGCCGCGATGAAACCGTTGCAGGTCATCGTGCTAACGCCAAAGCTCGAGTCTCCGATTAGATACACGGTAGTGGTCGATGCGATGCTGATTCTGACTGTCGGAGCGGAAATATCTTGCGGCGAGCCGGTCGTGAATGTAAGCCCGGATTGGACAAAAGTTCCAAAGCTTCCGAAGGTTGCTGATGTGGTGCTGATGCCCGCCGCAATATACGTGACCGTGGTAGAACCAGCCGGAACGAAATGCACTACCCCAGATACCGACCAATCTCCGGCCGTGAGAGATAAGCTTGTGCAATTCGCTGCCACACCAGTAGAAAGGGACGTGCCAGTAGTCGTATTGGTTTGATATTCCCCAATGCTGCCTGCATTCGCATTGTTGTTCGTCGTCGTACCTACGATTCCGGCCGTCTGCGATGGAGTGATCGCGCCAGTGGCCGATAGCGTTGTGAACGCGCCCGAAGAATTGCACGCAAACCCCGAGCCACTTACCCATTCAAGCGCAGTAGTGCAACTCGGCATCGCGAAGGCGGTCGGCGATGCGCTCGAACCGGTCGCGTTCGCCAGCACGGTGTTTGCCGCGAGAGCAGCGATGCCATTAACCCCGACACCGCCCCAAGCAGGCGCGCTAGATGCCCCGGTAGAGACGATTGCTTGCCCGCTCGATGAACCGGTCGGGTTGATAAGCTGAACCGGAATGGTCGTTGCGGCATGAGCGATCATGCTGATGAAAAAACAGAAAACTCCGAAAATCTTTCTCATTTTTTAGACTCCCGCCGAATATGAAACGTCGATATTGAATAAATCCCCGGCAGCCCAAATTGCCGGCGATGTACCGGTCACGGCGCCAGAGGTATCGCGCAATAGGCCAATCACTTGAGCATTGGCCGAAACCACCCCAACCCCTGTGTATATCGTCCCGCCGTGGTTTATCGTCCAAGTGCCGAGTTGGCTTACATCGCTGGTGTTCGGCGTAGGAAGGGAAAATTGGAGTTCACCCGTTCCGAATGTAGTCGTCGATCCAGGGGCGAATTGGATCGATACCTTGATCAGGCTCCCGGTTCTGAGCCAACGACCGGCGATGGTGCCATTGCCGATTGCTGGCTGTGTGCCTGCGCTGGACAGGGTCGGTGTGTAGTTCGTGTTCCAGTCAAATAGCTGGTTTCGACCATTGCCGCTGTTATCGATGATGGGCGCATTGTTCAAGCTGTTCGGCCCGATGTGGCAGTTATCGACGCCAGGCGTCAATGTGATCTGCGGATTGACATCGCAGCCGACGATCGTATGATTGTGACCGTAGATAGAAAGTGCCGTCTGATTGGCAATGCGGCTGTTCGCAATCTGCACACCGCGAGAATTTAGGGTGTAGTTCAGATCGCCTGTAAAGCACCCGGAAACGAATACGTCATTGCAGCCGCCGAAATTGAACGAGGGCGTTCCTTCGAATTCGCAGCCGATGAACGTTCTAGGGACCGCAGAAAGCTGGGCGGCGTCATGCATGCCGATTGCAAATCTATTGCTGCCCGAGGTCGCCCCGTACTGATTGAATTCACAGTTCAAAGCGATGAACTGCGAACCCACCTGAGTGTTCGGGAAATTGACGCACAAGTCAGGGAAGTTGATAACGCGACAATCCACTAGGGACTGATGTCCATCTGTCGAATTGAGCACAATACCTTGACCGCCGGTATTGGTTGCGCCCTGGCCATCGATCCAAACTTCACGTAATCCAGCCCCGTCACCAAGGCTGAACATGTCGTTGTTGCCCTTTTTGAAAATTTTCGTGGTGAACTTCCCTTCGCCGAACATGATCGTGTTTGCCGGCAACGTCACCAGATTTGAAATTACATAGTTTACAGGCGGGTCCGGTACGAATATTGATCTTCCGGAGCAAGCAGTAGCGGCAGCATTAAAAGCCGCGGTATCGTCATTGACACCGTCACCAACTGCGCCAAAGTCCAAAACGCTGACAAACTCATTCAGTTTGCTTTGAACCGTCCTGGAAACGGTGCCAGCAAAGGACGACTGGAAATTTATCTTCGTCCCTTTAATGCCCGCATTCGCAGCGACAGTGGCATCTGTCACCGTTCCATCTCCGGGTGTTCCGATGGCTACCGTTGATCCTATTTTGACCGTGACAAGCTGCGTCCCAATTGGAATTGGTGCGTTGAAAGTCAGTGTCGTTCCATTGAGAGAAGCGATGGAGTTATCCGCCTGATAGGCCGCATCGAAATAGATCCAAGTGTTCTGTATCGAACCCGGGGCAACCGATAGTGTCAGCGTCGTCGTGGCTCCAGGCGTAAAATCGGTTCCGGCAACGAACGTATCGTCGGTCATGTTGCCAAGAAGGCCGGATGATGTGTCCTCGGTCACTTGGTCCCATATCAAGTTGTTATTGACATCAAACACCTGTTGGCGGTAGCTTCCAGTACCCCAGATGATCGCCTGACCGCTTGCGTTCAGGATGATCGGATTGGTGTTCAGGATCGTCAGCGCCGGGTCTTGCCACGTGTTTTTAAACGTGGTTGTGTTCGGGATGTACATATACACCGAACCACCGGCCAGGGGCTTGCCGTTCGCATCAACGAACGTTTCGACTGCTTGAGGTAGGATCGTGCCGGCCATTTTTTAGAGGTTCCCCATGACTGAATATGACGTTTTTCGTGCTGTCGGTACTTCGTTAGGTGTTTCGGTTGTCTATGGCCTGAAATGCGCGTCAGCCGCCAGAAAGGAGCGCAGGCAAGCTCCCGGGTACGATCAAGCGTCCGAGACCCGTAACAGCATTCCCTACCGGTTGGGCAAACTGTGGGCGCGCTGTCAACAGCGCAGCCGTCGCACGCTGTCCTAGCCTCGTATAAGGCAACGAGGCCGCTCCGATTCCAGCCAATCCCGCAAGCGTCGATCCGGGTGCAGTCGCTAGTCCGGCGCCCAATCCGCCACTTGTCAGCAATGCCAAAAGCCCGCGTCCGGCGGTCCCGCTGTCGGGATATTTGTTTCCCAAAACCGATTGCGCCGCTTGGCCTAAGTCGGCATTCAATCCGCTATTCGTTGCTCGCTGTGCCGAAGTTGCGCCAGCCCGGACCGCAGAAGTAAACTGTGCAGGCGAGAAAATATTGCCTTTGTTAGAGGCTCCGACCGATCCAGCCGCCTTTTCAATCTGCTTGTAGTTCGCCCATCCTGCGTTAGCTTTCTGAAGGTCTGCGAGAACATCTGGCGGACTGGAGCGCCCAACGGCATCGTTGACCGACTTGTTCAAGTCATCTAGAGCATCAGAAAGCGCCCATTTGTCGGCATCGGCATTCCCGATGGTCTGCTTGCGAGACAAATTGGCAATCATGGAACGTGTATCGCCCCACTGAGAGCCGTTCATCGTGCCGCCTACAGGAATGTCATTTGCTCCGAAAGGAACGCCACCAGAAACCTTGCTCGCGATCTGGTTCTTCACGATGTTGTCGAACTGAGGGAGCGCGGCCGGAGCGGCTTGTGAAAGCTGGTTTCGAATAGCCTCGACATCATTCGAGAAATTTTGATCGGCGACGAACGAAGCTTTCGGCTCGATGGCTTGATAAACTTTGCCGATCTGGTTCTTCACATAGTCCACGCCAGCCGATCCGACCGGCACATTGTCCGGTAACGTTTGTCCGATAGGCGCAAGAGCGTCGTTGTACGTTGCCCGATTGAAATCCTGTACCGCCCGTTGTTGAGCGTTCTTAATGAGATCGCCGAGCACTGGAACGCTCGTGAGCTTTTCTTCTGTCGTTGCTGCGGCACCTCCAAGAATCTGTCCGGGGGTGGGCGTCACGCCCTTTTGCATTAAGGCCTGAACTTCCGGCGAAGTGTTGGGGGAAATCATGCGCCCGACGACACCAGCCACGGGAGACATAATGCCGCCTGCGAGACCGGCTATACCAATCTGCTTTCCCTTCTGTGACCAAAAATCAGGGGAATTGGGATCGACAGGAGATAATGCGCCTGTTGCGGCGCTCGTAACTCCCCCGATAGCCGCCATGCCTCCAAGCGTCTTGGCGGCGGGCGCGAGCATTCCGAGCGGAGCAGTAGCAGCAATGGAGCCGCCAAGTTGGCCGGCACCTGTTACGATCGGATGCGCTTGCTGGTATGGCGAGACTTCTTGCGCGCCAGTCTGCAATCCTTTATTCGCGTCGTTGACGAGCCATTGGCCGGCATTGTTGAACCCGACCGACTGTAGTGCATGGCCGATAAGCTGCTGCCCACCGAGAACGGTTTCCTGAACCCCGCGGCCTAACCCAGCGCCGAGCGAAGAAAGCATTCCGGGCTGTTCTGCTGCCTGAGGTGCTTGAGCTTGAGCAGGTTGAGCCGTCTGAGCCGGAGCCGCACCTTTGCTAAACGCAGCGAAGATCGCGTCGTCCGATTGCGGCCCTTGCGCTTGAGCGGGAGCGGCTTGGCCGCCAGAGAAGGCCGAAAAGATCGCATCGTCGCTTTGACCGCCAGATGCGGGGGCGGAAACTGGAATACCCGGCAACGTCTGCGGTTGAGCAGGTTGCTGCGCGCCGATCTTCGAAAGCACTTGTTGCGGATAAGCCTGCGTCAACGGTCCCCAATTCTTAGGATCGGTTCCGCCATGGTACGCGCGCAAAGCATCCGGCACGTTGCCGTAGCGCGTGAGATTTTCGTTGAGCAGATTTGCAATCGCCGGAATAGCCTGATTCGGGTCGGTCGGGTCTTTGACGCCGAGCGCTTGAGCCGTGGCCGGCATGAGTTGCCCAAGACCGACCGCTCCGGCCGACGACTTGGCATTCGGATTTCCGCTCGATTCCGTCTGAATGACGGCGCGGATCAAAGCGGGATCAACGTTATAAGCTTGCGCCGCCGATTGAATGATCGAATCGTATTTGCTCATCGCGGGACCCCGGAAGGCGGAAGCGGTTGAGCGGGCGCCGCAGCAGCGGGAGCAGACGCTTGCGGCATCTGAAGAACGCCAGCGCGCACAAGATTTCCCAGGCTCTGCTTAAACTGCGCGAGCTGCGTCGGAGATTGACGTTTGATGAATTGCTGTTGTTGATCTGGCGTCATCGAGGCGAAAACGAACGTCTGCGGATCGACAGCTTTGTTCCATTGTGACTGCCACGTATTGAACTTGTCCGTCGTCAAACCCGAGTTTTGGAATGCGTAGTCCTGCGCCGCACGCATCTTCTCTGCTGCAATCGTCTTCGTGAGAATGTCCTGATTCGCCAACGTCGAAATGTTCGGATTGGCGTTTCCCGTCACTGCTGCATTTAATCGTGCATCAGTTCCGGTACCTAGTGATCCAGAAACGCTAGAGGCGTAGTTTGTCAGAATCTTCTTGAACTCGTCGAAGCTCTGCACGTCGCCCGTCCATCCTAATTTTTGAGCGACGCCCGGGGCCAGTGAGTTGACGAACGATTTTGCCGTGTTGCGCCAGTCCGAACCTGGGCCGGTGCTGATAGGATTGCCGTTCGCATCAACACCTACGGTCAACGCGTCGCGTGCGTTTTCAAGCAAATTGAGGCGCATAGGAGCGTCTGCCGCCGCGTCGTGGAGTGTCTGCGCGGCAGTATTGGACGTAGCGCCCTGAGCGGTAGATGCGGCCTGCTGGGCCGGAGACAATCCCGATTGCACGCCCGGAGCGCCGGCCGGTTGAGTCGGGCTCGTCATGCGCCCGGTATAGCCACCAGCAGACGCGCCCGGAATACCCGCGGCGCCCCCCTGGCCTTGCATTTGAAGCCATTCAGCGGTCGTCACTTGGCGTTGTTCGCCGTTCGGGCCGATGATCGTTTTCGGGGCTGCGAGTTCAGCGGGAGAAAGCGTGCTTTGAACGAACGTTCCAGGCGTCGTTTGACCCGTCATCGGATTGCGATTGAGCAATGCCGTTCCGGCGCCCGTATTGACCTGAACGTTTTGAGGCATTAGCGCTTGCAACTTCGCTTCACCCGAAAGCGAGTTGATAAGATGGTTCTGAATCCATCCGGCTTGGGCGGATGGATCACTCGGAATCGATTGAATCTCGCGAACCCCTTGATCAAGCGGCAGGATGCCGGATTGGACTGCATCAGAAATTTGAGATGCGATCTTTTGTGACATGTCTTGCTTGCCGATGGCCGGGTCAACAGCAAGCGAGCCGATCATGCCTCGGATCGACTGCTGTTGTTTGAGCGCCATGTCGAGTTTCGAAACGTCGTACTGCTGCTGCGAGTTGCGCTGCTGTGCGAGCTGCCCCATGAACTGCGGCAGGAAAGCCCCAGCACCAGATTGCGCGGCAAGCGATTGCAGTTTGTTGAAATCGACCGTCCCGTCAGGATTGACGGACTGAGCGTAAGCCTGCGAGATGGCCTGATTCGCTCCGAGTTGAAGCTGATTTTGTTTGAGCGCAAGCAGCCCGGCAGCCGCCTGAACGGGAGCCTGAATGCTTTCGAGCGGAGATTGAATGGGCTTGATTTGCAGCGGGATAGATGGATCAATCGGCATCTTAGCTCCCGTATCCGAATGCGCTCAATCCGGCCGGCGCCTGAATCTGAGGCGACGATAGGCCGGTGCTGAACGGGTTTCCGTAAAATCCACCGCTGCTACCACCCATTTGATTCCCCATCAAGCCGTACAGCAATCCGCCCTGAGCAGCGGAACCCAAGCCGCCAGCTAGGGCATTTGCCGAACCAATTTGACCGGCTGCCAGCGCATTTGCGCCCGAAGTCAGGAAGTTGCCCGCCTGAGTAGCTGTTTGAAGGCCGGCGTTTCCAACCCCAGCCGCAGCATTCTCGCCAAGCCCGACGAGGCCCGAAAGTCGATTGTATGCATCGCTTTGAACCCCATAGTTCGTCATAAAGTTCTGCAATGCATTTTGGTACTGCTGCTGATAGGTGTTGCTGGCGAGTCCAGTCGTATAGTCAGCAATTCCCCGAGCCTGCGCACCTGATAGGTTCAGCCCCTTGGCCGCAAGCTGATTGTTGACTGTATTCAGACCTTGATTGAGCGTGAACTGATACCCCGGCGTTTTCTCAAGCTGCTGCATGGTGGGGTTGAACGAGAACTGCATGCCTTGCAAGCGGCCAAGCTGAGACTGCAATCCAGGGATATTCTGCGGCCCGAGTTGCATGTAAGGCTGCAAGTTCTGCTGCATTTGCTGGAACTGTTGCCACTGCAACTGCGAGGCGTTATTCGCTGCTTGCGCCTGCGTATCAGCGGCAGACGATGCGGCAGACGATTGCATGGCCGAGCCAGCGATGCCCGCCACCGCCGATCCTACTCCTACAGCTGCTGCGACCATGATTTCTCCCTATAGCCACTTCTCGTATGTCGTTTCGACAGGCTGAAAGTCGAGATAACGAAAGAGCGCCGATGCGTCATGCTCGACCTTGCTGCCGACTGCCCATCGCTTCACACCCCGTCGCCGCAATTCAGCCTCGACGAACTTGAACATGCGAATTCCTGTGCGTCCCATGCGCAAATCCGGCCGCACGTAAAAAATGTCGGGCGAGCACGTGAGGCACGATGCGTAATGAAGCCCCGGAGCAATGAAGCACACGAAGTACGCCGCGATCTGTCCTGTCTCTCGACCAATCACCATCATCAATGAGCCATCAGTCTCACGCGCTCGATACACGCCAACCTGCGGCTCCAATTCAACACCATGATCCTTGTGTGTCGAGATTTCGGCATAGTGCTCATAGAGCAACGGCAAAAGCTCACCGTACACGTCCGAAAAGCGCTCGATGGCAAAGGTCAGCATCAAAACCTCAAGTCCACGACGATATGGATTCGATCTTCGGCACTGTTGTTCAAAACCTCATGCTCAATCGAATTCTGAAACCACCAAACCTCACCCGGGCGCATCCAAACCTGTTCATCGCCGCACCGAAACACGTTTCCAGGCTCCGATTGCACGACGACGTGATACCTATCCCAATACTCCGCGTGCCATTTCGAATCAGCGTGCGGGAAAATCTTCCCTCCTGGCACAATCCGATTGATCATGCACCTACCAAGTCGCGTTGCGCCTGTTGAGGTCATCAACGCCATGATCAAGGCGCGAGCTTCTGGCAATTCGTTGATCTCTGGTCGCCAGGGGCACTCATGGAGGTCATAGCCGGCCAGTTTGTTTTGCTTGTAAAGCTCCAACTCTTCGTCCGTATCGACCTTCACATGATCCTGAAACCGAAGGTAGATCGTATCCGTCTCGCCGAATGGCCCTTGCGGAAACTTGCGCAAGAAGTCATCCGCCTTCCACAAGTCCGGCTTGCGGTAGATTGCATTGAGCAAGGGCGTGACGTTGACGCCCTCGGCAATTTTTAAGAAATTGCGCATCAGCGCGCACCAAAGATTTGATACACCTCGCTCGCGGTCGGGGTGATGGGCGATGCCGTATTGTTCGAAAATGCAATAGCTAGCGTGTTTGCTGCGCTAACTCTGCATTGAGCGATACCAAGGCCGGCTTGCGTAGATGGTTTGTTCACATCCACATAATCACCAACAGCCAATCCTGATACGGTAAAAGTCTGTTCAGCGGTAGTATTTGCCGCTACGGCGGCAGGTGAAAGCGTCGCCTGCAAGTGATAGAGCGCCGCGATCGTAGTCGATCCTGCGCCCTTCATTTTAAGCGAATTCAAAACCGCATCATCGGTTGCAACGCCAAGATAGTTCGTCACGGTGTATCTCCCTATGAACCTGTGGTTTGGTACGCGCCACCTTGCGCGTTGATAACGGCGGCGGTTCCCGCCAATGCTTGCAATGTCGCCCCTGCGGCCATATTCAGACCGATCAATTGGGGCGGCACATATGTCTGTCCCGGCGACAACGTGTAGCCGGAAACAATCACGTTCCCCGTTCCGGCTGTACCCGCACTCGGAACGTTATAGACAGTGATCGGAACAGGATTAGCCGATGTGTTCGCGAAAGAAAAATTCGAAATCGTCGCCGTCGTCGCAGTAGGGACCGTATAAAGTGTACTGGCGCTCGTTCCAAGCTGCGTCGCTGCGATCGAAACGGGTACTCGTTGCATTATCTCAGCCCCTTCACATAAACTTTGCTCGTGCCGACCGGAATGGCGCTTGTGAACATCAGTGTTGCTCCAGACAGCGAGTACTGGTCGTCGCCCTGGAAGACGCCATCAAAAAACACCCACAACTGCTGTGCGTTCGAAAATGTCGTCGGCAGCGTTAGTGCCGTTGTCGCCCCAGGCGTGAAATCAGTTCCGCTCGAATACGTCTTGTCCAGCATCTCAGCCGATTGCGCCGGAGCGAAGACCATATCCACAATCGAGCTATCGGCCGAAGAAGTCGCGAGCGCCATTTCGCCTAACGCGTCAACCGGACCAACCGAACCAAACGTGGTTTCGCCGACTAGCCCATCTTGTCCAATAATAGACTGAACAGGCGAAAAAGTCTCTTCTAAGGCTAATACATCAGCAATCGTCAGATTTGACGGGATCGGCGCATTGCCGCCGCTGCGCCGCCAAAGTTGGATCAGAAACAAAAACCACGATTCAGTGACATTCCCGTTCTTATCCACAAATGGGACATTAACAAGCGGTACGTTTGCATGAAGATTGCTCATTGGTTGTTCGACTGAGCGTCAACCCAGGCCCCCAACAGAGCAGTCCTGCAAGGTGCGGACCACGAAATTTCGAACACACGATCTCGGGCCATGCCAAGGCGTCGCCACTGGACCGACTTCACATACTCGCCTTCAAGACCAAGAGATCGCTGAACCGGGTTGCCCCACGACTGTCCTCGGGTATCGCTCCAACGCAGAAAGACGGGGACCGGGACATTCCCAGCGCCGTTGCCGACTTCCATGTTGGCAATGAATTCCTGGTAATGAATCCGATCCGACGCATCATCTACGCCATGCGGGAAGGAGCGAATCCGCGCGATAGGCTGACCTGCATCGGTGTAAGCGTTCTGGTCCCACAGGTACAGATTGCCGTTTTCCCAATCTCCCACGATCGGCTGACCATAAGCCAATGCATAGCAATTCGCCCGGTGGCGATGCAAGATGCCGTTGTTATCGACCCAAGCGAGCTGATTCCACTGCTGATTGCTCAAATCAAATTGCCACGTCACATCACTTGCTGGGAACGTCAGCACATAGAAGAAATGCCCTTCGATCTGATACGTAAAGCCGATGGCTTGGTCGAGGTCGGAATACGTCTGCATCTCCGCATCAAGCGCGAACGTCGAGATATGCGCCGCATTGAACTGCTGCGAGCGACAGACAATCGCATTCCCCTGCGGAGATTGAGCAAGCCAATACAGGTCGCCGTCCATCTGTGCTAGGGAATTGACCGATGTGATGCCGTACTGCATGAAGACGCCCGGAAGGCGATCAAACGGGAACGGGGTATCGCCAGCATCGAACCAGACTTCGGTCGTTTGCTGGCCGAACAGATAGACGTAGCGCTTTGTCACGCCCACGCCTACCAATTTGTCCGAGAAGCCCGACTTCGAAGCGAAAAACAACGCGTCAAACGTGATTTGGTTGACAACCGAAATGTACCATTCATTCGTACCGGGAGAGTTCAGGATCAAATACCCGTCCATGAACTGAACGGTGTCGCCCCCTACGAATCCCGTCGAAACGAGCGATGCAAACGCATTATTTGAAAGCTGAACCGTCCATCCCTGCGATGACCCGTCAACGATCACGAGATACGTTCCGTTGTCGATCATTGCCACTTGACCAGATTGCGAAGCAATATCGCCCAGGTGCGTCAATGCCCATGTCGAGCTGATCGCGTACACGGACGAGCCGCAGACGCCATACAAGGCATCATTCGAGGCCCAATACAATCCGCGCCAGCCAAGACCAGTCGTAGGCGTCGCCGTGGCAAGCGTCGTCAGCCCAGGCGTCGGGTAATACGTGAAGGGAAACGGAGAGTCGGGAGGATTTTTCTCGGCGTAAAGATTGATGCAGCGCTGCGCCTCTGCGACGAGCGATTTCGCCTGATAAGCCCCGGTCGTAAGGGGCATCTTCATGGCGAGCTACCGATCATATAATCGCCATAGATGTTATAGGTCGAGCCCCTGTTATTCCTCAAAGCCGGCGGCACTTGCAACTGCGGGATGGCGACGTTCGATTCCTCGATGATGCGAAGGGATGCTTCGGCTTTCTTTTCGACAACCGGGTTGACTGGAAGCCCATAGAACGGGTAAAGCTCAAGCGTCAGATTCCACATGAGCGCCGCCGAGTACTCAGGCGGGAGCGCCAGCGTATCTCCGACGTTCGTGAACTGCTGCAATTGCAGCATCGTCGTAATGAAGATCTCATACTGGTTGCTCGGAAGCGGCCAGACGAAAAGATTCCCAATCGGATATGCCATGTCATAGAACGCATAGCGAGGGAACGCGTTCAGCGACTTGAGCGATATGCGATTATAATCTTCGGTTGATCGAAGGATTTCAAGTTGGTAATCGACCGGTTGGACGTTGTTGAACAACTGCCGGAAGAATGCCGATTCGATCTTTGCGGGGCGGGGAATGCTGAAGTTCCCGCCCGGGCCAACCGTATATGACTGCGCTCCGGTCGCAACAAGACCGGTCGTGATGAGCTGGTAGACGAAGTACCGGCGCCGTTGAAGCTGCGCCATCAGCATGTTCAGCAGATTGAACGAATCGTTGATGTCTTCTGCTGAGGCCACCTGCCCGACGCCCACCACGTTCGCCGTTTTAAGGGCGAGCGTGATAATGTCGCGCGGGGTCGTCGGGACAGGTACGGTCATTTCAGCCTCGAATCAGTGATTCGTCCAGTTAGTGCCGTTGCAAACAACCGTCAGCACGACCGACCCACCACCGCTCGCCGTGGCGTTGTACGTCGGCGATGAAGCGCCATCCGTCTCGATTGCCACCATGCCGGATGTAGCCGAACTACAAGCCGGAAGGGTCGCATTCGTGTACTTGGCCGGGATGTAGATGAGAGCACTCGCGTTCTGCACCGTCACCGAGGGCACGCAGACGGGCAACGTCGAGCCAAGCGACGTGCCTTGCGCGTTGTAGTACGTGGTCCCTTGCAGGAAGTACGTACCGCACTGATTGCTGATGGTCTGGAAGCCATTGCTCGGGTTGAACTGAGCATGAGCAGGAAGCGAACAGATGATGCTCACGAAAGCGAGCAGAGAGAGAAGAACCTTTTTCACGAGGGAAACTCCTAGAGGGACGATTTACGAGCCGCCTCGACCATCTCGCGGAGCTTGTCCGCTCCCGTCCGGTGATGCGGGTTCAGACCTAATGCTTTGGCCTCTTGCATGAGCGCGTCGCGCAGATTGTCGTACCCGGCCTCGACCGTCGATTCGCTAACCGCCGCCGCTTCTTCATCCTCGTTCTTAACGAGAATGTCGGTTCCGTCCGCGAGCTTTACCCACTTGGGATACTCGCGATAGACGTACTCCGACTCAAAATTTCGCATGTTGACCGAGTTCGTCTCGAACCGAGCAATCAGAGCCATTTGTTACCCCAAAAAATGGGCCGGGGAGTGAACACCCGGCCCCAACACTCGCCGGAGGAGGAATCCTATTCGCGATACTTCTCCACATAGGCCGCAGCCTTGCGAAGAAGATCCGCATCGTCATCAAACTTGCCTAACCCGATGTTGCAGGCTGAGCACAACAAACCTCTGATGCCGTTCGACTTGCCCGATTGGCGCGTCTTGTGGCAATGATCTACGGCTAAAGCCATCAGACTTCTGTTGGCGCCTCCAGTCTTCGTTTCAGGGCGCCCGCATATTGCACAAACACCCCCTTGGGCCTCGTGCATCGCGTTGTACTGCTCAAGCGAAATGCCATGGTTCTGTTTCAATCCCTTATGGCGAATCTTTTCCGGCGTCGATGGAGAGTAGATCTTCTTGCGTCGCGTTGCGAACTGAGCGTCAGTTTCTCCATCCCTTCGCTCTATCGCCGTGGCGCGCCATTCGCAGTTCTCTTTGCTGTATGGCAAGCCCTTGTCTTTTCTTCTAAGCCTGAAATTTCCTTCTGGGACCGGAGAAACATCCTCAACGAACCTCCAGAAATCGCCAAGCCATACATCGCACAACAAACCAGTTTGCTTTGCCGCTTTGTATGTCACATAAAGCGGATGAGACGCCTTTGTGCCATACCAGTCCGGCCTACCTGCTTCTACCGTTCCATGCCTATGTAGGCGCATGTAATGGGTCTGGCAGTACCCCCTACTCTTTGCTTCCTTGCCGCATCCAACTACAGAACAAATCTTCATTTTTCTACTCCTCGGTGACGTGCCTTTACGTAGCACACACCGAGGAGCATACGTCAATCGCCGTTAAATCTCAATCGGTCACAAGACATCCGGCACAATTACCGACCACTCTGGGCGAATAGCGGCATACCCGTACAAAATATCCATTCTTGTGATAAGATTATCGCTCATCACGTCATACGCCGTAATCATCCGCATCGAAACGCCGTCAAACTCTGCTCGCGCGGCCTCGACAACACCTTGCGTCGGCATTTCCAGGTCCGCGGTGGCCAAGGTGAAGGCTTCCGGGTAATACGCCAAGTTCTGGCGATACGAGGTGCTGGCGGCCATCACGAGCGAGATCGTCGCGCTATTGGCGGGCGATGCCGTGACCGTGTTGAACGCAGCCGGAGCGGGAACGATGGCCGGATAGATCGGGATCGACGTAGCGCCGTTAAGGACGTTAGCCGTCACCACGAACTGGCGCAATACGCCTTGATCCTGGCCCGTCAGACGGTTGATCGCGTTCACGCCAGCCAAAGTGATGATATCGCCCTTGTTCAGCGTGCCGGTGATCGCGTTGACCGTCAGGGTGTTTCCCGTTTGACCCGCGCCGTTGACCGTGCCGGCCGAGAACGAGCCGACCGTGTGAACGGCGGTCGTTTGGTCGTACATCCAGTCGAAGCCAAGGGTATCGGTCGTCAGCATCCCGGATTCGAACTGATCCGAAATCTTGCGCTGCGGGTTGAACAAGCCGGCCAAGCTCGAAACCGTACGGGCTTGCGTCAGCGGGTCCATGATGATCTTGCGATCCATGGCTGGCGACAGGTTGTTCGTCAGAATCGAGCCGGCCGACAGCCACGTGCTGGCCGAGGGCGAAATCAGCGTCGTTCCGCTCGAAAAGTTCGGCGCGATATTCGACGATGCAGCGGCCACGTTCATCAGGTCGTTCGCGACGTAAGCCGCAAGACGGTTCACTGCGGGCGCCAGAATGCGCTCGCTGTAGTCGTCCAGGCTCATCGTGCGCGTAGCCGTGCCGAACTCAACCGGCACGTTGGCCTGAGTTGCGACAGTCAGCGTCGTGTTCTGCTCGTTCGTGCCTTGCGGCGTGATTGCGGGGCCGGTGTTGACCACGTAATCATTCGGCAAGCGGATACGCAACGTGTTGCCAATCTTGGCACCCGTGCGCGCGAATTGGTCGTCGTATTGACGGTTGACGGTACGAAGGAAGGCATTCGACTGCGTGAACAGTCGAACGGCCTCGTTCGTGATCATCGAGATTGTAAGCAGATTACTCGACAAGATATCACCCCTAGTGAACAGGAATTTTCAAAAAACTCGATGCTTTGAGCGTTTTGTCCCTGCCCTAGAGGAACTATCTTTACGGGCTAAACCCGAGATTCACGGCTCTCGTGGGCCTAATTGGCTATGGCATGTCAGGCCAGCGTCGATTGCCTTTGCTGCGATTCTCGAAAGCCGGGATGACTTCAAGGTTTGCTTCACAGTGCAGGCCACAGACTAACTTGCTTCTGAGCGGTACCACATGGTCAACATGGTAGTCAACGCCATGAATTTTTGCAAGCCTTTCTGCTTCTTCATAGAATTTTGCTATCTCATCAAGATTGGCCCATCCTGGCGTGGCACGCAACTTGGCCGCATACCGCGCGGCATTCGCGGCGTTTACCTTGCCGGGATTGTCGCGCTGCCATCGCAAAGCCGCATCGCGGGTCTTTTGACGGTTGGCCTCTCGATATATACGAGCCGCCTCTAGAACCTTGTCATTGCCCACCTTTTCTCGATATCTTGCCGTATAGGATCTGCACTTGTGGCGGTTCTTTTCTTGCCATTGTTTTTGATAAATGCGGTGGCAGTCCTTGCAGCAAGTTCCATAGCCATCCTTGGCCTTTCGATTGCGAGAAAAAGCAGAGAAATCCTTCTCTTCCTTGCAGGAAGTGCATTTTTTCATATCGGCAATTCATCGTTAGAAAGTAACATTCTAACCATAAATTGCCTACCTATCAACGGCGAGTCTTCTTGTTCTTCGCGCGCCAAGCCATCCATTCCTTGACGTTCTTCGGGTCTGGCTCAGCCGTATCGCCACCGCCGCCACCGCCTACCGGCTCAATCGGAGGCGGAGCTTTGCTGATCTGCTTGCCGAGTTCCTTTGCTGCTTTGCTCGACATTTTCGTAAGCTCGATGCCCATCTGAACCGGATCCATCGAAGCGATGCGCATGGCCTCGTTCATGTTCTCGGGCTTGCCGAGCCACGTAACGACCGCTTCTGCCTTCGGGATGTTTGTAATTACGCGCAGGAAATCCGGGCCGCCTACCCCAGCAACCTGTAAATTTTGCACGGACTTTTCGAAGTCGTCGCCGAATTCCTTTGCTCCGGCCTCATTGATCGCGGCGATGCGCGAATTGATCGTCTGGGCTTCCGTCTGCTCGCGCACCATTTTTTCGGCATAGGCGCGGGCCAATTGCTCGACTGATTGGTTGTTTGGTGTGGGGGCGGGCTGGCCGTCTGCCGGCGCAGCCTGAGCCGCGCGCACGCGTTGTAGCTCGGCCTCAAGCTCAGCCGCACGCGCTTCTGCTGCTCGACGTGCCGCCGTGATCTCGCTGATTCGCTTGGGAACCCAAGACGTATCGGGCGCGGCGGGAGTTTGAGTAGATTCCGCCTCTCCGCTCGCTGGTGCTTGAGTATTTTCTTTCTGATCTGCCTGAATATCGCTCATGATTCTCTCCGGTTATTGCGGTTGTTGTATCGGCGTGCCTGTCATTTGATGGATTGCGGCATCTTTTACATCTTGCTGGTTCAATTGATCTAGCGCTGGGATCGGCGCCAGTACGTTTCTGATGCCTTCAGCATATGCATTCGCCGGATCAATCCTCGCCGGGTCCAAATCCTGACCCGGATCAGTCGCGGACAGAATTTCGGCCACCGATTTCTTGATGATCGCGGACAATTGCGTCGCATCGAGTGCCGGCGCAAGCGTCTTGAGACGGTCGGATTCCGCCTTGAATGCGTTCACCATGTCCTGCCGTTCGTTCTCCATCCTCAGCGCAAGATGATTGAGCGCGTCCATATCTGCTCGCTGTTTCTCGATGGTTTCCTTAACCGTCTTGTCCTGCAACTGGGTTTGCAAGTGCTGAATCAACTGGCCGGCCTGCTGCAACTGCTGCTGCAACTGGATCATCTGCGGGCTTGGACCGGCTTCGAGGGCGCCAGGATTGGTAGAAGCGATCCAGTTGCGCATCCGCTCTTGCAGCTTGTCGGCGCTCGGGAAGTCGGCGGTTCCCATGTACAGGTCGCCGATAACGCTCGCCAGAACAGGCTGAGCCGCAAGAAGCTGCGTCATAGCATCAAACGCCCGTTCGCGGCGTGTTTCGAAGTTCGGCCCGACATTCGCGACCACGTCATATGTGCCAACATTCGGGTTGAAGATCGCCTTGACCTTTGCCTCTTGCTGATCCTCGACTTGCTGCAATGCTTGTTTGGCCCGCGGATCGATTTGGATAGCCTGCTCTTCGCCGGACTCATCCATGATGCGGATGATGCGCTTCGTGTCATAAATCTTCGGGATCAGGTCGATAAGCTGCTTGCCAGTGAAGCGGATGGCCTTGGCGAGATTATCCTGATAGTGGAATGTGACCCTTTCGCCTTGCTTCTGCCGCTGCTCAATGGCTACGCCAGCAATCTCGTTGCTCTGCGCGCTGAACGTCGATTCGTACTGGCCCGAGGCCATCATCATTTCATGTTCTGCGGCCTGCATCCCTTCCAAATAGACCGGAGCGGACGTTGGCGGCTGCTGGCGCTGCGGCTGAGGAATGGGATTGCCATTCTCATCCATGTGGTTGTAAGGCAAATAGGCGTGATTCTGGCTGTTTGCCGTAGACCAATAGTTCTCAAGCCCTTCGATAGCCTCAACCGGTGCGAGATAGGGCGATTTCGACTGCAACGCACCGAACTCAAGCGCGG